TACAACCCAATCCAGATCTGCTTTACCATAAAATATCTCTGCGACATTATCTGGTCTCTGTATATCTAAGATTGTATACTTATCAAAAAAAGCAACTTTATCCGTAAGATAGTCTTGAAGTTTGACTCTACGGAATATATTTTTAATTAATACATAGTCTCTTGAAGAAACTTTGTCTAAAAGAGTTGACTGATATAAAAGATTTGGTAGTTCTCTGAAATAAGACATTAGTAACCTACACCTCCTGCGAAATATCCATCTTCTTGATCTTCATAATCCTCTGCATAGATTGGATTGATTTCTTTGAATTCGCATAAAACTTGAATATGAACTGGTGTACCATCTGGATAAGTTGCATATGTTCCAGATGCTGTATAGTTAACACTCAGTTGTGTTAAAGAACATATTTTAAATCGATTCAAGAATGGATGTTCTGTTTCTCCAGTCACATACTCCAATTGAAATATTTTAGGTGAACCAATAAACAGTGAGGGATTAGTTCCTTTTTTTGGTACCATTGATGATTTTAAGCATCTGATAATTTTCATCACTTCTCTTGCTTCAGGTTGATCTCTTGGTGTAAAATCAAATGTAAACGGAAATGATCTAAGAGTTACGCCACTAAATAAGAGTTCAAGATTTGATTGTAGAACTTGTCCAGTTGCCCTAGAAATTATCGAGTTAGGACTTACGTTAGCACCCAAAGTATTAAGTGCTTTCCCAGCAAGACCTGATTGTATTGTGCTTATAGTACCTTGGTCTAGTCCTTTAAATTCGCCTTGAGTTAGAGATTTTATGAGTGGAAGAACGGCTTGAGGACCACCCTTCAGTACAGCATCAGTAGCTTGCAATCCAACAGCTTGTAGTGGATTTAATGTATCTTCAGAATAAGATACTGCTAACGCATCAGAGATTTGTTGTGGAATTGGAAGTAATATATATTTTGAGTTTTTTCGTTTTATTTTATCTCCATTTCTTTGAAAAAAGTCAGAAGCTGCTTTAATGCCCAAATTTCGGAGATCTACACCTTTTGCAACTTCTTTACCTTTTACCACTCCTTTTATTATGAGATTGTTAATATCAAAAAGATTGGAAGCACCACTATCACTAGTTCTAAATTGATCAAATATTGTTATTTGTAGAGCATCTGTGGTATTTGATAATGCTTCTCTTGGATATCGATAGACCTCTGGTCCAGTATTTGTGTTGTTAGGATTATTTTTGGTATCACCACCATCTTTCTCTTTAGATTTGGCAGCATCTTGCGCTTTCTTTGCCGAAAGTTTGACCCTACCATCAAATCTGGGATCATAACCTCCTCGTGCATTAACATCTCTATTTCTAATATCTGCCATTTAAATGGTTTTTATTTATTTAGCCGCCAACTTTGAAATCTCTAATGGGCAGCATCATAACGTCTCTAAGTTCTGATGGATAAATTTCATAAATGCCGTCAGATATAACTTCACTTGCAAGATAATTTCTTATTGACTGACCTTTTCCTAACCAATGAAAGTTCTGACCTATCCAACCTCTATCAGATACGTTTCTTATTTGTATTACAGGATTTCTATCATACCTAATACCTGGAGTAATTGCAACATATTTGTATACGTATAATTTTCCTGGAATTGGTGCATCAGATTTTTCTAATACTTCCAAGAGTTGATTCATAACGATATCTGGATCTCTGACACCTATTACCCTATTAGTTACAACACGAATCCTATTACGATTTTCATCAGTGTCTGTGGGTCTCTGAGATGCCTCTGCTGCTGCTTTAGCTGCCCTTTGTTCAGCAAGTTTTCTTCGTTGTGACTGTAAGAGTGTTTCCCTCTTTTTGATTGCCATTACTTGATACCAAGTTCTTTTTCTGTCATAACTTTGAAGTCCCACATTCTATCTTTGCAGTACTCTTGTGCTGCTTCCCACTTTGCTTGATTTTTGACATATTCAAATGCCTCATTCAGGTATTTTTTTGTCTGCCTTTTAGGTTTAGGTGGAGGTGAACATTGTCTTAAAGGTTTTACTTCAATAAGAGACGATTTAACTCTACCATTGACATCTTTATACTTAATAAAAAAGTCTGGAAAATATCTATGAATTTTATTATCAATCGGAGATCGGTATGGAATACAAAATTCTTCTGACTGCCATTCTATAACATTTGTATTATTATCACAGTAAACCATAAACTTGCGTTCCCAGAGAGAACGGTATATGATATTAGTGGGATCTCCCTTATATTTTTTAGGATAAGATGGTTTGTATTTTCCCTTATATGACATCTAAATAACTAAACAATCACCTATAATATATTTAGAGTGCCTAGACCATTACCGAAAAAAATATCTCAAATAAAACCAGTTATAGGAAATGTTGCACTAACCTCACATTATATGGTGCAGTTTGGTGGTCTTGCTGGTACTTTAAGAAAATACCTAGGTCAGAGGGGTATTGATAGTAGATATATTACCGAAACCATTGGACTTTTATGTAGTAGAGCAATCCTACCTGGTAGTGGATTTGCTACAGCAGATGTTGTAGGAAATTTTATGGGTGTTGCAGAGAAATTTGCACACACTAGAATATTCACTCCAATGACTATGGAGTTTTATGTTGATAATTCATATAGATCTTTAAAGTTTATTGAGCATTGGATGGAGTTTATCGCTTCAGGAACTGAATTTAGTGATGGAGTAAGTAATTTAACACCAGGATATTATTATAGAATGAATTATCCGAAGCAATATAAATGTGATCAAACTATAATTACAAAATTTGAAAAAGATTATAAGAAATATGTTGAGTATAGATTTTATGGTCTATATCCACTTTCTTTAGATTCTACTACAGTTTCATATGAAGGTTCTAATATCTTGAAGGCTTCGGCAACATTTCAATATGATAGATATGTCTCTGGACAATCAAGTTCTCTTGCAAGTTTCTTAGGGACAACTAGTAATAAAGATGGACTTAATTCTGGAACTGGAACTGGCAGTCAGTCACAACGACAGCAACAGAAATTAGCAAACGGTTCTAAAAATAATAACAATACTAATAATAATAATTCTTCAGGTGCTGACTTTTTATCTGATGGTGCTATTCCCCGATTTAAAGCATTGAGCAATAGTGGAGAATTCTTTAAATCGGGTAGTAGTATATTGAATGATGATATTATCAATTCTTCCTGGTCTTCAGAATTTAAGTTCCTCTGATAACCCCTCTAAATAATTTTACTGACGTGCATGAATTGTAATGCCTTTACCAAAAATTTCTACCCCAACTTATGAGTTGGTAATTCCTTCTACTGAAAAAAAGATCAGATATCGACCATTTCTAGTTAAAGAAGAAAAAGTTCTTGTTATTGCAATGGAGAGTGAAGATCTTTCTCAAATTGTTAATGCGGTTAAGGATGTAATTAAATCTTGTATTCTGACAAGAGGCGTAAAAGTAGAAGAACTTTCTACATTTGATATTGAATATTTGTTTCTCAACATTCGCGGTAAGTCTGTTGGTGAAGAAGTAGAAGTTTTAGTTACCTGTCCAGATGATGGTGTAACAAAAGTTCCTGTACTTATTAGTCTTGATGAGATTCAAGTACAGTTTGATGATACTCATTCTAAAGATATTAAACTTGATGATAGTTTGACATTAAGAATGAAATATCCATCAATGGAAGAATTTGTTAAGAATAACTTTGCAGTTAGTGAAATCAATCTCGATGAAACTTTCAATGTTATTATGTCATCCATTGAGCAAATTTACAGTGAAGAAGAATCTTGGTCTACTAAAGATTGTACTAAGAAAGAACTTCGTGAATTTGTAGAGCAACTAAGTTCCAAGCAGTTTAAAGAAATTGAGAACTTTTATATGACAATGCCTAAATTGTCTCATACTATGACAGTGACAAATCCAAACACTGAAGTTGATAATGAGGTTGTTTTGGAGGGATTAGCAAGTTTTTTCGGGTAAGTATGGCTCATACTAATATTGAGTCATACTTTAGAATTAATTTTGCTTTGATGCAACATCATAAATACTCATTAACAG